ACTTACTGGACACTGGTTGACACGTTCGGAGAGCCTACTGAATCTGGCGAGCCAATGTTAGATACTACTGTAGTAACTGTTCGGTGGTTGGTAGCTATTGACGGGGTGCTTGCTACAATATACGATTGGAATACTGGTAAAGATAAAACCCAGAATCTTATATGGAATATTGGTGGAGCTACAGAAGAATCTTATTGGAAAGTAAAGGAGGCTATAGGTTATAAGTCAAGACAAAAATTAAACATGAGTAATAATATTAACGCTACATATAATGCACACTTGTTGCATGGGAGGTAACCATAATGAGCGCACCATTTGCAGATTCTATGTACGATTTAGCCGTAGATAGAGCATACAAAAAAGCGCAAGAGTTAATGATTGATGATGATTTGTTTATAGATACTCTTGCGGATGAAGAGTTAGAAAAAATAATAGAGGAGACTGACGATGGATATTGAGCAGCGTAAAGCAAACGCTATGTTTATAGAAGACTGTTGGGTTAAGATGTATGCTATGCATCTAATGTGTCCATGCCCTAATACAAAAGCTAAGGAAATGTTTATAGAGTTTGTACTGCATGAGCATGTAACTGATTTAATACTATCTGAGTTTGATGGCACAAGTACAAAGGTTATAAACGAAGACTATGTTATGTCACAATACCCACACTTTATTAATTACTTAGTATACAGCAGGGCTTGACAAGCCTGACAACCTGTGCTAGAATGCACAATCACAATGAAAAAACAACAGGAGAAGATATATGATATACGAAGGCGTTGCTTATTGGGCATCAATCACTACACCTAATACTCGATTTGAACCTAAGTATACTATTGATTTAGTAGTCGATAATGATACAGCCCAGCAATTAAAAACTGAGGGCTTTAGTGTTAAGTTCGACAAAGAAGAAGGGCCAACTATTACTATGAAGCGTTTAGTTAATGGGCCAAATGGTATGGTTCGCAAGGCTCCTAAGTTATTGGACAAGAATAAAAATGAATTAGATTGCCAAGTTGGTAACGGTTCTAAGGTAAGAGTCCAAGCTAAGCCGTGGGAAATTAACCGTAACGGCCAAGCGTTCAAGGGTCTTGAGCTACAAGCAGTACAGGTCATAGACTTAGTAAGCTTTAGTAGTGGAGATGGTGACGAGTTTGAAACTATAATAGAAAACATGGAGGAAGTAGAACTATGAGTGAGCCTACCTATACAGTAGACGATAGACAGTACCAAGTGAATCGGTTTACTGACGAGGGTAAGGTAGCATTTAATTATTTACTAGAGATAGGGCAAGAAATAAAAATGCTCCAAAGAAAAGTAGATATACTACAAGCAGCTGGACTTACCTTACGTAGTAAAGTAGAAGACCAGTTGGCTGAAGAGATGCTCTCTACCCTTGGTGATGTAGTAGACGGAGATTAATCTCCCAGACCTAGGCATGTCATTAAACTGCTCCCCTAATTATATATAGGAGAAGCCAGTGGCTTTTGTAAAATACCATCAGCCGTGTCCTTTATGTAGTTCAAGCGATGCAGTATCTGTCAATGAAGATGGAAGCGCGTATTGTTTTAGCTGCGATAAAAGGATTAGTAATTACACAGATAACGTAGGAGAAACAACAGATAATATAAAAGAGTTTAAAGTAAAACAAACTAATGCAGTCAATGATATTGAGGGAGAGTTTGTAGCCCTCACTGACCGTGGTATCTCTTTAGCTACAGCTAAGAAATATAATGTTAAAGCTATTGTTAATGGTAGTGGCGAGATAACACAGCACTTCTATCCGTACTGCATAGCCTCTGAGGTTGCAAGCTATAAGATACGTGAGGCGGGTAAACACTTTACATGGCGCGGTAACTCACAAGGCACTGGTCTATTCGGTCAGTCTACCTTTAGAGAGTCAGGTAAATTTATTACTATCGTTGAGGGTGAGTGCGATGCAATGGCAGCATACGAATTACTAGGTTCTAAGTGGCCTGTAGTTAGTATTAAAAGCGGTGCAGCAGGGGCAGCTAGGGATGTTAAAAATTCTATTGAGTTCCTAGAAAAATTTGACTGCGTTGTTATAAACTTTGATAACGATAAGCAAGGAATCAAAGCAGCGAAGGAAGTAGCTAGGTTATTAACACCTGGAAAAGCTAAGATACTTACACTGCCTGATGACTTCAAAGATGCTAATGATATGCTTAAGGCTAAGCGTACTCAGTCTTATGTAGATGCTTGGTGGTCTGCTAAGTTATACACACCCTCTGGTGTACTTAATATATCAGAGCAGAAGCAGAAGTTTAATAACAGAGAGCAGCGTGAGAGCATACCCTATCCTTGGGAGGGTCTTAATAAGAAACTCTATGGGCTTAGGCGTGGTGAGCTAGTCACCCTTACAGGTGGTACAGGCTTAGGTAAGTCTAGTATTACTAGAGAGTTAGAGCATTGGTTGATCAATAACAGTAAGGACAACGTAGGTATCATAGCATTAGAAGAAGATTGGAGGCGTACCGTAGATGGTATCCTTTCGATAGAAGCTAACGCTAGGTTATATGTTGACCAAGAGCGAGATAAGTTTTCTGAAGAAGAACTAAATACATTCTTTGATAATGTATATAGTGGTAAGAACAAAGATCGAGTGTGGATTCATAGTCACTTTGGTATTACCGACATTGATGAAATCTTTAGTAAGCTTAGGTTCTTAATTGTAGGTTGCTCATGTAAGTGGATAGTAGTAGATCATCTACACATGCTAGTCAGCTCTATGGTAGAGGGCGACGAACGCAGAGCTATAGATAATATTATGACTAGGCTGCGTAGTATAGTAGAGGAGACAGGTGCAGGTCTGATACTTGTTAGCCACCTGCGTAGGGTTGATGGTAACCGAGGCCATGAGAATGGTGTATCAGTTAGCCTATCACACCTTAGAGGGTCACAAAGTATTGCTCAGTTATCTGATTGTGTTATAGCTTTAGAGCGTGACCAACAGTCTGAAGATCCACTAGAAGCTAACACTACCCACATGAGAGTATTGAAATCTAGATACACTGGTGATGTAGGTATGGCAAGCCACTTGCTTTATGACAGAGAAACTGGTAGACTCAGCGAAACATTTTTAGATGATGACGCGGAGGTCTTACTATGAAATCCTTAGTCTTTGATATTGAAACTGATGGGCTACAGCCTACTAAAATATTCTGCATATCTGCATTTGATACAGATACTCAAGAACAATTTAACTTTAGTCCCTTCTATATAGATGATGGCATTGAGTTACTTAAAAGCGCAGATAAATTAATCGGACACAACATCATTGGGTTTGACATCCCAGTTGTTAAAAGATTATGTAATGTAGATTTAATTGACAAGACACTGGTTGACACGCTTGTTCTCTCTAGATTATTTAATCCTGTAAGGGGTTCACATAGTTTAGAATCTTGGGGGTACAAACTACAGTTCCCTAAGATAGAGTTCCACGACTACAGTGGATACTCAGAAGAGATGATGACTTACTGCGCTCAAGATGTTCTTTTAAACTATAAAGTTTATGAAGAACTAAAGCGAGAGAGCAGAGGGTTTACTACCGAAAGCGTTAAGCTTGAGATGGCAACCTATAAGATTGTTACTAAGCAGCGTGACCACGGCTTTTTACTCGACGAAGACTTAGCTAATCAATTACTCACACAGTTCTCAGACGAGCTTACTCGTACCGAGAGTGAGGTACATGAAAGGTTTAAGCCCAAGATACATGAGAGAATTGTGTATCCGCAGCATACTTTTTCTGGTGTACTTAGAAAGATGGGTATAGATAAAGATGGTAAGCAAGTTAGGTTATCTAACGAGGAGCATAATAAGTTTGAATCACTGGGACATACAGAAATTATACGTACAGCCGAGGAAGATTTTAATCTTAGCTCTAGACAACAGATAGGTACATACTTAAAAGAGTTTGGTTGGAAGCCTAAAGTGTTTACACCTACAGGACAACCTAAAGTAGATGAAAAGATTTTGTCTACTGTTAAAGGTATACCAGAAGCAGCGTTAATATCTACGTATCTAATGCTGCAGAAACGTATAGCTCAGGTTCAGTCTTGGCTTTCTTTTTCAGATGGTAAGCGTGTACATGGTTCAGTAATATCTAACGGTACTATCACTGGACGCATGGCACACCGCGACCCTAACATGGCACAAATACCTAGTGTAACTTCACCATACGGGACAGAGTGTAGGTCTTGTTGGACAGT